CCCTGTTGGCTCTCCGTCGTTACCTGTATGTTCAAACCCTTCGATATCTAGTTCTACATGAAACTCAAGTAACGTATATTCGGCTTGAGTTCCTGTCCTAGAAACACCGTCTATTTCGTCAATCTTATCTTGTACTGCGTTTTCCCCATCCGCTGAATAGCTAGGAGAAGTCATCGGCATATCTCTATAAAAACCACTTAACTGTAATTTACGCAAGTCGTTTTCTGACATTGCCATACGATGAGTAATACGCGGAGACGTATGAAGGTCTGTTGCATAGTACGGAACAATTAGATCTTCAGCTTTTATAAACCTAGAAACGACTCGGCCTATCGCTGGATCGAAATAACATTTTTTAAATGCAGAACCAGCTAGAGGCAAGAAGAATAACATCTGATCCATTTCAGGATCGTATTCTTCCATCTTGTACATAAGCTGGTAATTCATGAAATCCTTTACGCGATTAGCTTGCATCGCTTTCGGATCGCTAGACGCGCCCATGATTTTAGTATCTACTGGGCCGTTTGCAGGAAGAAGTTCTTTATACGCTTGCGCTTGGAAATGAGTTGTTGCTTCAGCTAATAGCGGGTGATATACCCCGCTTGCCCCTTCAAACGGTTCACTTCTAGGGTCACTATCTACACCTAACAGTTCTAATCCGTCTTTAAACGCTTCGTACCAATCACCACGGGAACTAAGGTCTTCTTCAAACGCAGTAGTTAGTTCATGAGAGACTTCGGAAAGAGTAGCAGGATCTAAAAACTCTGCTAAATTTTCTTCAAACGGGATTTCGACTTCTTCAGTCAAAAGAGACGGGTCAAGAACGTTATCCTCTTCATCAAAAAGGATTTCTACGTTCTCTTCATCCTCAGGAATCTGTACTTCAGCCATGGTTTGCCACCATACTCTTATTTTTTACTAGAATAAATCAGTAATAAACACGAACTTTTGGAAAATAGTCTTCATCGTCGGCATAATCGCCTTCTAAACGCAAAAAACCGCCTTGTCTAAAGCGCATAAGTGCTAAAGTCGTCGCATCTACGCAATCGTCGTTCTCTCCGTTCGGAAAATCTACGATTTCGTCAACTAATTCTTGTCCCCAGTTCGTATCAGGTACCCAAACACGGCCTTCTTGGAAAATTGCACTTACCGTATTCAATCTTGCGATCTTATCTTGCCCTTTGCTCGGTGAAAAGGTGTTTATCGGGATACCTTGCCGCCGTAATTCTTGTGTAAGCGGGATACCTGACGCTTTTGTTTCGATAATTACCGAATCAGGCTCCCAATATTCATATAAACGCATCGCTTCACGCTTGAGTTCAGGAAAATCTAAACGTTCTTTTACACAATCTATCAAAATTATATGAGCGTCTTGCCCGTTATACAGTTCATCGCCGATTTTACCTTCAGGATAGAAAACTCCCCACGTCGTAATCGCCGTATAGTCGGCTCGTTCTGATTTTAAAAACGCCGTATCGTAACTTTGTATTAAATAATCGCAAGAAGGAGGGTCATCGTTCGGCCATTCTTTAATCCATTCTTTCGGAATAATAGAAATACCTTCCCCAGTAGGCCGTTGCATATACTGCGCTGCCCATTTAGACGGAGGAATCGACGCTTTCGTTGCTTCTAATTCTTTAAGAGACCAAAACTCTGGCCATAACGGTTTGCCTGACGGTAATATCGCAGGGAATTCAATAACCTCCCACTCATCTCCACCTTGTTCCTGAGCCATCCGTTTAATTAATTTACCCGTTACGTCCTTTTTAGACCAACGAGTCATTACGATTACGATCGCCCCTCCTGGTTGTAGGCGCTGACGAGGCCCAGTTTGATACCATTCGTAAGCTTCTTCTAACGCTTTATCCGAAAACGCATCCTGCTCAGAATGTGGGTCGTCAATAATAAACAAATCAGCACCACGACCTGCTAATGCACCCCCGATCCCCGCCGCATAATACTGCCCACCTTGTGAAGTATTCCATTTACCCGCGCTTCGTGAGTCGGCTTTTAGTTCGGTAGCTGGGAATATCTCTGCGTATTCTTCACTTTCTAATAAGTCCCGCACTCTACGACCGAAATTAATCGCGAGGTCAGCGGTATGGGTTGCTTCAATAATTTTAAGTTTAGGGCGTTTACCTAATAGGTATGCAGGAAACAAATACGAAGCGAATTCTGACTTCGTATGTCGTGGGGGCATATTAATTATCAGTCTTTTAGATTCTCCTGAAGCAATCTTGTCGAAAGCCTCGGCCATCTTTTTGTGGTGAGCACCTGCAATAAACTCTGGCCAAATCGTTTTAACAAAATCGTAAAACGACGCCATAGAACTTTCGCGTTTTTCACGCTTTTCTAATTCCTCAAGTAATATCGTAAACTCTTTCGCCTCCTCCTTAGAGAGATGGGAAAGGTCTACGCTTTTAAGATTTTCGAGTGGATTTTTTGTTTGCATTTATATATCGACGATAAACTTGAGCTGCGCTTGCTTTACCCGCTGCTTTAGCTCTTTGTTCCATTGCTATTGCTGCTTGGATTTTATGAGCAGGAGTACGTTTAGCTTTTTTAATTTTAGCTACACTTGCTTGCGCATCTTTAACAGTAGCAAATTTTAATCCGTGGATCGTACCTTTCGGATCTTCATCTGTATATAAATCGCTATGTTTTTTACTTTTCGCGGGTTGCCCTTTTTTCCTAGGGATACGCGGATTTTTAGCCATTATCTTAATCTTGCGTTATTAAGACGTTCCTCGGATATCGGGCCACCTTCGGCCATCATCGTTATTTGATCGCGAGTCGCGGGAACCATCTCCATCCCAGGAGTCGAAGCCATCATATCGGCTAATTGCATCCCGACCCCTTGTATTTGAGGATTCGGATCTTGCATCATCCCCATAACTTGCGGGACACTAAAATAATAAACATCTTCAGGTGTACCTACTGGCCCACCGCTCGCCATTAATTGACCCGCTAATCCTGATTGCTCTAATAACTCCGCTAATTCTTCTTCAGATAAATTAGCCATCGGATCAGGTTGTGCCGCTGGTAAAGGAACTTCCTCGCCATATTCCATCGCGGCTAATGCTCGTTCTAACCCAGATACATCAGTGCCTTGTACTTCTTCAGGGATTACGTCAGTAACGTTAGAAATATTAGGTGCTGCCCCTTCGATTAATTCACGGAGGTTAGCATCTTCACGTGCCTGTTTTTGAGCTTTACGCGCTTTACTAGAACTGTACGCTGTTGTACCAACAGTTGTTAAAGCAGCAATAATTGCAGGAATTACAAAACTCATTTGTACGATTTCCCGTAATAACCCTTAGCGTAACTTAATCCACCGCCATTAGCTTTTTTAGCAGTAGTTTCAGCTTGTCGGAAATTTTCTTTCGTCGGCGCACCCTTAGATCCAGCTTTACGCATTTTCTCCCCTGACCCTGCTTTTATCCGTCTACGTTTCGCAGCAATATTTGCATATAATCCTGGGCGACCACCTGCGGCCATTAAATCCCCATCGCGTCGGGCTTTCCTCATAATATCTTTCTGGACACGCATCGCTTCTTCTAACGCTTCAGGCGAATCCATATACTCATCGCGGCCCTCTTGCACTAGATCCCTGAACCCTTCTTTACCCTTACGCTCTTTTTGTTTTTGCGAAAACGACTTTAAAAAATCAGGGAGATCCGCTTCGTTTTCCGTAGCACGACGAGTATCAATAATATCCTGCTCAGACCGCATCTTACGGCCTAGCTCCATAATCTCTTCTAATATTTCTTTTGCAGATTTACCCTTACCCATAGGCCCACCAGCCATAGCTGCTAACATTCCAACTTCTGGCCCTAATATAGAACTTAATCCTGGGGTATTACTTAATTGAACAGATAAACTCGTTTCATCTAGCGGCCCCGACATATCGCGGGTTTCTTGCATCGTCAACGTATCTTTATTCGTACCCTCTAACGCACGGAGTAACATCGGAAGATTCTCCATAATATCTTCACCAAGAACCATATCTCCCGCACCACGTAACAAAGACATTAAGCCGCCAGAACTACTGCCAACTTCATCGTCATAAATCGCTTGCATATCGTCCATTACCACTTCACCTTGTCGGCCCAATAAGCTGCGCTCATTTTACCTTTCTTAATGTTTTTACCATGACGAGCCTTGAAACTCTTACGACGAGCCTTTTGTTTTGCCGACTCACCCTTCTTAGGCTTACCCGCAGTCTTTACTCCCTGTTGACCAAAACGAATCGTCTTGATTTTATCACCTTCTTTCGCAACAACAATATGGGATTTTTTAGGATGGCTCGGGGTACGCTTCGGTTTGTTATACCCCGAAACGCCAGCTCTCGCTAATCGTGGATCTTTTTTCTTACGTTCAGCCATAGCGGAATCCTACTCGCGAAAAATTTTTTCGTAAAATTTTTTACGCGAAAAATTTTTTGGGATGCGTAGCAAAAGTACAGCCGAAAAAGAGGCTGGATTCAAGGGAGGG